TTTACAATCGATTTAGCACGGAAATATTAAGGTACCAGACAGACCCTGGGAACCACCGTTTTGGCTTATTAGGTTACAAACCCCAACAAAATACTTAAAAACGTTTTGAAACGTCCCTGAGTATTGAGGATCAGTTTAACGACTTAATCAGGTCACATGAATCTAAAAGTATTAGATGCTCTGAGTATTCCAATATCGATACTCAACATCCCAAAATTCCTTCTCATGACTCCATAGGGAAGAATGGAAAGTACTAATTGATCTATTAAAGATCATAGAATGAGATGATAGACTATAGGAGATAATACCTAAATCAGTATTAATATCCCTAATCTCACGACCACGACCTCTTTTGAACATTCCGAAAAAAGAATCGGAAAAGAGTTTACGAGGATCATCATCATCCATATCAACCTTACGATAAGGACTATCTATAGTATCTTCAGAGAGAAGAGGATAGCCAGGTAAAGGATACTGACGAGTTACTAAAGCATTAGCTCTCTCAACATAGCAGCGAGCAAGCCACTTCTGTATCTTAGTAACACGGTACTTCCAACCGCAGGGAGAAACTACTCCTGCTCCACCCAAGGACTCACTAACAAATAAGTTACGCGTAAAGATACCTTTACCAATCTTATAGCTTAATGTTCCAAATAACTCTACTTTCCAAAGGGAAAGAAAAGAGGAAAGAATTAAGGTCTGTTTTCCAGGTAAACAGCCCTGTAGTATCGAATTCAGATTACTAGTCAGTCCTTCATTACCCTGTCGAGATTCTCCATAGTGAACTTTAAGGAGATGACCAGAGTCGTCAAAATCATATTTAGGGAAATCAATATCCTTCATTACTTTATGTTGATTAAAGTATAAACCTGTATTTAAAAAGTCTATACGCCATGGTTGAGTATTAACACCACGGACACAACAAGCACTTAAGTCATAATGAACGGAAATACTATTCACATTAAGATACGTTTTATGAACATATGCTTTACCAGGACTCATCTTTAATCCAATCTTATTACCGATTGAAATATGAGATGCCCAGAGAGATTCAGGAGCCGCATATAACATATCATCTCCATTAATAAGAACATGTCTTAACCTATGATCAGATGACCATTTACTTTGCCATGCTTGTGTATTTAAAAGATACACTCCTAAGTTGGCTAAGCAAAGAATAGGAAAAGACAAGATCGAACCCATCAACTGACCATTCTGTTGAACTCCTTTAAAAACCTTATCAGTTTTATTCGGATAAAATAGTTTATGAGGACCAAGAACAGACATAGCTATATCGTAATCTTCTTTAGGGAGATCACAAATAAGCTGATGAAGTATCATTTTACTATACTTCCAGGAAAGTCCATCAGTTGCTGCAGAATAGTCAATAGAAAACCATTTGCAATTAGGAGAGGTTCGTTCAGCAAGATCAGAGATCATTGTAGCTGAAAATGGAGTACCAATGAGACGGAAACAGTCCATGTTTCTCATCGATGAATGCATAGCTGATTGTAATGGATGCATTATGTAATAAGGTAAAGATTCACCTTTAGAAATTACACGAACCTTCAAAGGTTCAACAACAGCTTGAATAGTACATGATAAATTCTGTACTTTTTTAACGTAGTTAGAACAAATTCTCATTGAATTAGAAGATGAAAACCACATCATTGTAGGGTCAAAACATCTAGTTTCATAACTATAATTTAATTTCTTCTCTGCTCCATCGTAACTATGAGTATTATAACTCATCGAAGTGAGAATTGAAAAATGTGCATCAAACACAAATTCATATCCAATTAAACGTCTAAGTTCACCATACTGACCTAAATCAGATCTAGTTTGCTCAAAACAAGCAGAGCTTGACGGAACTAATTTTTCAAAAGAATCACGTTCATTATAGGACTTTGTAATAGAACGACGTAAATTAGTTAAAACATCTATGAATGTACGATCTTGGAAAATTTCAGAAATAGTCCAATCATCACCATCATCTTTCTTAGAAAGAGATTTAAAGTGATCATCATAGGTTTGAGATATGAAATCAGTCGAGCAAGGTAAACACGCTCGTTTACTTTGGAACCAACTATACCATAAATGTGTATTTCTTCTGTTAAAAGAATTAATACGACAATTAAACCACTGTTTTAAAGCAGATGAGAACCAATTAAATGGTTTTTCAGGCATAGGAGGAAGTTCGTTATGAAGATATTTTGCTAATGGATAAGCGAGGACGTATTTAACACGTTTCAGCCAAATACATTCGTTATCGGAATCATCTAAATAATCATGCAATTGTTCATACAATTGAGACTGAATAAGGGTAGTCGCTCCATGGTGATTTAACACCAAGGCGAGAGCCCGCAATAGAGCATCGCTTCTCAGTTCTAGACTAACAACTAGGGAAGACATAGGATTGTCATTAGCCGCTGATACCGTATCAGCACTGGTGCCGCCTAAATTATTTTGCTTAGGAAGCAAGTTTATTACATTCTTTTCGTGATTTTCAATCATGACGGCGTG